AGAAAAAAATAATTATAAACCGACTATAGATAAAGAAAAAAGAAAAGAATATAATAAAATAGCATATCAAAAGCGAAAAGAAAAAATGAAAAAAGAAAAAAGTGAAATCCAAAATATTTAGGAATTAATAAATTATTTATATAAAAAACTACTTAAAATTATTTTCTTTGATATATTTATAAATGGGAAAAAAGAAAAAGGAGGTTTTCCAAGAATTTAGGAAAAACGATAAATCCGCTTACAAAACCCTTAAAATTCCTTTGAAAACGATTTTACTTAATCGTGATAAAATACAACCACTTATTAATAATTTGGTTTTTGAAATGAATGATTTAGTAATTCATACTTATCAATTTATAAGGTTGTACATTCTTTATTGTTATACAAATAATAACCCTTTACCTGAATTAAATGATATATTTATTTCTTATTGTATCAAGACATTAGGCAGTCGTGATAATAGAGGAAAGAAATGTAAAGATATAGAACTGTTAGAAACATTAGAAGAATTTTATAAAAGTGAATATCAACCTTTACTCAATCACGAAAAAACTAATTTGAAGAATACAACATTTTTATTACCTTATTTAGCAACTCAAATTCATACATCATTAACTAATAACATTCAAGAGCATTTTATTCAACATTTCTTACGATTTATTAATAAAACTACAAATAATATTACAGAAGACAAACAATTATTATTTCAATTCAAAAAGAACATTATGGAATTAACAGATACAAATGAAATATTTAATTTATGGAAATATACACATTTACAAAATATCATTCCTGAAAATGTGAAAAAATCTGTTTATTATGATGTGAAGGTTAGACCATTTGAATATTTGAAAGGAATGTTGTATATGAATTCTGTATTGGAAAAACAAGAAAGTAAATTATTCCAACCATTACCATTACGAAATAACATTATTCCAAAGCATATTATTTTAGATACTGCTTGTATTATTAACTCATTTTGTCCTGAAAAAGATAAAGATGGTAATAAAATTAAGAAAGGTGAATTACTAAGTAATGTAAAAGATAATCAAAATGAAGTATGGAGCAATTTGTTGAATTTAAATCATAAAATTTTCAAAAATAAATATTACCAATTTCATAACCAAATTCAAACTGACGGAATAAGTTGTTGTTTATTATTTATTCGTAAAGATTTGAAGGATAAAAAATGGGGTGCAAAAGTTCCTGTATTGGAAGAACAAGATTTTTACAATATAGAAGATTTATCCAAAGAACAATTAGATACACTAAAAGATAGAACTATTATTGGTTGCGACACAGGAAAAAGAAATTTAGTTTATATGATGGATAATAAAGGAAATAAACTACAATACACCGCACCACAGAGAAAAAGGGAAAGTAAAGCAAAATGTAATCAACGAATTTTGTTATATGAAAGAAAGAAAAATGGAATTATTGAAAAAGAAACACAATTATCATTTCAAAATAGTAAATCAGTTAATTATGAAAAATTCAAAATGTATCTTGTTGAAAAGAATAAATTAAATAAAGAAACCATAGAATTTTACAAAAGAGATACTTGGAGAAAAATGAAATTTAGACAATATAGTTATGGTAAGAAAAGTATTGATACATTTTTGAATAAGATAAAGGAAACATTTGGAGAAAATCTATTAATCGGTTATGGAAATTGGAGCAGAGATACTCAAATGAAATTTTTTATGCCTACGATGAATAAAGGATTAAGAAAATTAATTCATAAAAAATATGATACAATAACCATAAATGAATGTAATACAAGTAAGAAATGTTGTGATTGTCATAAAGATTTAGAGTATTACAAAGATAAAGAAAATAAAAAGGTATTTCGTCTATTGGTTTGTTCTAATTGCGTGAGTTACAAAAACAAAAAAATTGTATTTAGAACAAGGGACGCAAATTCCTCAATAAATATTTTGAAATTAACGAAATGTTGGATAGAGAAACAAACAAGACCAACAGAATTTCAAAATAAAATTTCGTCTTTCACTTCTTCAATAAAAAAAGAGAAGAAGAAAAAGTAAGACCATCAATATTGATTTTACATTTTTGTATTTTTTTAGCGCAAAAGTCGGCGTTTTAAATGTCCAAAGGTGTAAAACAATATAAACAAATTTTTATATTATAATATTTTGTTATATATTATAAAAAACAAGTTAAAATTAACTTAACATATTACTATATAATGAATAAGGAATTTAAAGGAAGTGGGTGTAATGAATTAAAAACCCTTAAATACAAGTCTATGATATTAAATGGAATTCCATGGCCTGAAAATAAGTCTTCAAGTGACTTGGCTAATTTAGATAAGTTTTTAGAAAACGAAAAAAATACAAACTCAATTGAACCTTGGAGTAAATTAGATAAAACTGCTAAATTAAAAAAATTAATAATATTTTCGGATAATTATAAAACTGAAAATAATTTGACTGAATTAGAGTATAACAAAATGGTTGCTTTTTTTAGAGATTGTTTGGATAAGAAAAAATTACAAAGAGTAAAAGATGTTGTATATAACAAAGAAACTGGTGAAATAAAAGATATTCCAGCATTAGTTTTTAATAAACCAACTACACATTTTACTCTTAAAAATGTTGATAAAAGAGTTTCTACTTTAAAAGGTTTGGCTCCAAAGAAGAAACAAGGCACCGCAAAAAATATTAAAACAGAAGACAACTCTGATGCAGAAAAAGAAGATTAAAACTTATTAACTTATTTCAATATATATTCATTATTATTTTTATGTAGAATAATGTGTATATAAGTTCCCATTTTATTAATTTGTATTTTTTCTGCTTTTTCAACAAACCAAAACTTTCTTATTTCTTCTAGCCTAAAATCAATCATTTTTTCTGTTATTTTTTGATAACTATATTTATTTGAATATATAGATACTAGAGGTCTAAATTTAAAATATATTTCAGTCAAGTAATTTATGTTTGGAACTTTTTCTTCGTAAAGATCTGTAATATCAAATACAAATTCTGGACCAACAATAATTTGTATTTCATTTATAATTTTATCAGTTGTTAGTTCTTTATCATTTAAATACTCGTATTCACTATTTAAATCCATAATATATAAATAATTATAATTATTTTGATAATATAATTTATAATATAATATAATAAAATTGATTACCATAAAAAATATATTATAATGACATAAAGATATAAAGATATAATATATAATGGACGAATTAATAGATATAACAGACCAAATTTTACCAGAAGAAGACAACCCTTTCTTTAATGATGAAGAGTCGTTAGAAGTATATCAAACATGTATATATCTTATGGAAGAATTTATTGAAGAAAATCCTACATTAATAGCAGAACCAGATTTTGAAGAAATATTTGATGAAAGTATTGAAGAATTAATGCATTCACATTTTGAGGGAGATATATTTTATAATAACACAGCAGAAGAAGAAATGGACGACATTATTGAACGCGCTAAAATAGATTTCTTTAAACATTTTATGCCATATAGGTCATATTCTGACACAATAATTTTAGAAAATCCTGACTTGGATTTTATAACAGAACAATTAAATATTTTACGAAATAAACCACAACCTGTTCAAAGAACAAAAGAATGGTATGAGTTTCGTCATAATTTAATTACAGCATCTAATGCGTATAAAGCGTTTGAAAGTCAATCTATGAAAAATCAATTGATTTATGAAAAATGTCAACCACTTAATAAAAGTTTATATATTGATGAAATAAATGAAGTAAATAATAATGAAATAAATGATAATGAAATAAATGATAATGAAGTAAATGATAATAAAACGATTAATATAAAAGAAGTTGTAATGGTAAATGTAAACACAACACTTCATTGGGGACAAAAATACGAACCATTATCCGTTCAAATTTATGAACATAATTATAAAACAAAAATAGAAGATTTTGGTTGTATTCAACACGAAAAGTATTTATTTTTAGGAGCATCTCCGGATGGGATTAATGTTGATATTAATTCACCCCGATACGGGCGAATGCTCGAAATTAAAAACATAGTTAATCGTGAAATTGATGGAATACCAAAAAAAGAATATTGGATACAAATGCAATTACAAATGGAAGTATGTGACCTTGACGAATGTGACTTTTTAGAAACAAAATTTACTGAATATGAAAGTTATAGTGATTACACAACAGATACATTACAAGAGTATTATGAGGATGAGAATGGTAAAGAATTTTTAAACCAAAGTATTTCAAAAGATAACAAAATGAAGGGACAAATTATATATTTTCATACTAAAGAAGGTAAACCATTTTATGTGTATAAACCACTAGATGTAACACATCCTGATGATATAGAAAATTGGTGCGAATATACAATTGAAACTTACCAACATAACCCAGAATATAAGTATACATATATTAAAACTATATTTTGGAAATTAGAACATTTAAGTTGTGTGTTAGTTTGTAGAAATAGACAATGGTTTACAGACAATGTTTCAAAGTTAGCAGATTTATGGAAAACAATTGAAGAAGAAAGAATTAGTGGATACGAACATAGAGCACCTAATCGTAAACAAAAAAAAATAAATGAACAAACAAATAATACTTCTGGTTGTTTATTGAATTTTAATAAAGAAACTGGAAAAATTACTATTGTTAAAAAAGAAGAACAAAGTATTATGAATTATTTCACTAACAATAATAATAATTACACAAATAATGTATTTGAATTAAAACAATTAGATATAAAAATATAATATTATTGTATTTTATTATATATATATGAAGTGTATTTTTATATGTGTATTTAATCAAATAAAATATGTAGATATGTTTTTTCTGCTATTAGAAAGTATATTAAATTACGGAAAGTTAGATAATGATACAACTATATTAATTTATACATCTACAACATTTATGAATAGAATAAAACAAAACCATTTATTTAGCGAAAAAATAAAATTTGAAATTAACGATACATATAATGACATTGACAAATCTTGTAAAGCAAGGTTAGATTTATTTAATTTTTCATCAATTAAAACATATAATAAAATATTATATTTAGATACCGATATTTTAGTTAAAGATGATATAAATATAGTATTTGATATATGTAAAGAAGATATATTGTATGTATTAGAAGAAGGAAAAATTGATAGTGATACTGATAATTGGGGTAAAACATTGTTTGGTAACGAAATAAATAATTATAAAGATAAATCTGCATTTACTAGTGGGATATTATTATTTAATAATTGTGAAAAAATAAAACATTTATTTAATAAAACTAATGAGAATATTATCCAGAGGCCTCATAAATTCCTTTGTTATGACCAACCATATATAGTATATAATGCTTTCAAATATAATTTGTATAATAATAAGATTTTAAAATCATTTGTTGTGAATAATGATAATAATATTTATAGTAATAAAATAATACATCATTTTCCAGGATGTCCTGGTAAGTATAAAAACAAAATAAAAAATATGGATATTTTTTTAAACAAATTAAAAAAATTTAAATTAATGAACAATGCTCAAATATATGATAATAAAACACCACCAACAAAAAATAATTCATTATCATTAATTGGACTATGTGTATCCTATAATTACTTTGATACACTTCAATTTATGCTACCTGTTAATTATTTACATTTTGAGAAAATATATATTATAACACAAACATATGACAAAGCAACTATTGAATTTTGTAAAAAGTTTGATAATGTCATAATATTATTTTACGATTTTAAAAATAATAATAAAAAATTTGATAAATTTGGCGCTTTAAATTATTCCCAAAAAATAGCATATATGGATTACCCCGAAAGTTGGTATTTGATAATTGATAGTGATATTCTTTTACCGAACAATTTTATTGGTATTTTAGATAAAGAAAAATTAAATCCAGAATGTATTTATGGAGCAATTAGAAATAATGTTTTAAAATCATCCGAATTATTAAATAAAACACAAATTATAAATAATAAAAAAAATTTGAATTTGATTTTTAATAATATATTACATTCGAAAGGTAACCCGCCATCTATATTAGGGTGTTTTCAATTATATAAAAAACACGTATATCATCGGTTGGATATAGATGATTGTAGTTATGGAGACTATTATTTTGGATATGATAATTTTAATTTATTCTGTAATCTTGAAAATATATCGTATTTTCATTTAGGAGAACCTAGAAAAAATTGGTATGGTAAAATGGTGTCTTTTATAGATGATATTAATATATCATTAGATGATATATACTATAACTACAATAAAAGGGTAAATAATATTATTTATAATAAAAAATGTCAAATATTAAAATATGGTAATACCAAAAATATAGATGATGATATATGGACTTGTTCTGAAAAAATGCGTTTTGATATTTATGATTTTTTTAAAGACAAGTCTCATTTTAAAATTGCAGAAATAGGGTCACATAAAGGTTATACAACTAACATTCTTGCAAATATTTTCTCTAAAGTTTATGCTGTGGATAATAGTGTAGAATGGACTAATTTAAATAAAGAATTAAATAAAAACTTAACTAATATAGAATATGTATTTTTAGATATATATAAAGATAATTGGAATATTTTACCAGACGACATTGAAGTATCTTTTATAGACGCTGTACATAGTTACGAAGGATGTAAATGTGACATACAAAATTCTTTGAATAGATTTAAAAATTTACAATATATTATTTTTGATGACTATGGTGTTTGGCCAGGAGTTAAAAAAATTGTAGATGAATTAATACAAAACAAAACTCTAAAACTTCAACAGTTTATTGGAATAAATAATGTTCCTGGACCAAATAGTATTGTTAAAAATGTAAAAGAAGGTATAATTTGTTATGTAAATAGACGTCAAAAAAAACAAATTGTTAAAACAAAACAAATTATTAAACAATCAATCATTAAACAATCAATCATTAAACAATCAATTATTAAAAAAATATTTTTAAATAGAAAAATTGGTTTAAAATTTGCATAACTAAATACTTACTTCAAAATATACTCAGTATTATTTCCAAACTGTAAATAATTAAGAAGGTCAGCACAAACATTTAACTCTGGCTCATCATATATATCCGTTTGTTGAAAACAATCATGATCATGTATTTTTTCATATTTAATATCACAATTATTAATTGTATAAATAGCATAAGCCTTTGTTTCTATCAATTCAATAAACCGTTTTTTGTCAAATTTATCTAATTTTAATTCAATAAGATGTTTTTTGCTAAATTTATTTAATTCAATATGAATTTTTATTTTATTTATAATATCTGTGTATATGTCATGATATATTACATCATATAAAAACATATTACTAGAATAGTTTTCCCAAATATTTATAAATTCTGCTATTAATAATTCTATCATATTATTATTTATTGTAAAACTAATAAATAATTATTTCAATTTTATTTCAAAATATATTTGGTATTATTTGATTTCATGTAATAATCATATACATGATTATTAGCACAAAAACAATCCCAACATATCTTATCTTGGTTTTCTTCTAATATGTCAAGAGCTGATGTATTGTGTGATAACCAATACCATATTTCGTCATCATTATAATACCATAATTCATCATCACATAATTCATCATCATCACCAGTATTAGATTCTAATGCTTTATTTATTAAATGCATTGCCGCTGAATTAGATAATAATTGTGCCCACACAATTTTATCTGGATTAGCTTCTAACAAGTGAATTGCTGCTGGATTTCTTGATAAAGAATACCAATCTATTTTATCAAAATTAGATTCTAATATGTGAATTGCTGCTGGATTAGTTGATAAAAATTTCCAATTTATTTTATCTAAATTAGTTTCTATCAATTGAATCGCTGCTGGATTATATGATAACATATCCCAATTTATTCGCTCTTGATTTGTTTCTAATAAATGAATAGCTCCTTGATTAAATGATAACATATACCAATTTATTTTCGCTGGGTTTTGTTCTAATATATGTATTGCTTCTGGATTACCTGATAAACGACTCCAATTTATACCACTTGGATTTGTTTCTAAAATATCATTTATTAAACTTATTGCAAATGGATTAATGCATAAACTATACCAACATATTTTATTTTTGTTTCTTTCTAATAAATTTAAATATCTTTGCTCATCCATTATTTGCGTTTATTTGCATTTATTTATTAAGTATTAATAATAGTTCAATTTTTTATATACCTAAAAAAAGTATTTAAAGACAACTTTACATATTTAATTGTTGACTTACTTCAAAATATAATCACTATTATTTGGTTTAATGTATTCTAAATAATAATAATCATAAAGAGGTCC